TTGTTTCTAAATCCACTAGTTGCTTTGATTGACTTGTTCCAAATCTCTCTAATACTTCCTAATAGTTTTGATAATCTTTTTCCACTATTCACATATATCATTGCATCTTTTCTATTCTGTTCTACTAAACCTCTATGGTCTGCACTGTCTGTAAGTTCATCAAAAGAGAAAAACTTATTATATCCTACTACCATTCTTTCCCCTTTGAAGTTATTTGTATTAAATCTCTATGTCTTGCTATTTCTTGTTTTTCATTATATGCTGTATGCCCAAATGTTCTTACTGCTAGATATAATTGTATTGCAATATATCTTTCAACTCCACTTGCAATCATTGCCTCATAGAATATTCTATCACTCTGATGTTTACTAAAAATATGTGATGAGTATAATATATCATGTAGACAAGATGCTAATGTGTATGACGCTCCAAATGGACAACCATATACTGACCACAATTCTTTTGGAATACTAGCACCATCAAACTCAAATCCTTCTTGTATATAAAAATCATATAAATTATTTGAATAATGAAGTATTGATGTTAGTTTGAATAATTGTATTCCAGTAAGTTCCACACGAAGTGGAGACTTGAATTCATTTTTCATTCTTGCTTAATTGCTTTCGTACTTACATTTAATTTTTCCTGCACCACAGCAATATCTTTTTGAGCACTTACTATTTGTATCGTCATATAAACTGCAAATGGTATTGCAATCGTCATAATAAAACCAATAGCTAATTGTTTAAAAGATTTAAAGTCGTCTATTAGTATATCTAGTTTTGTGTTCAAAATTGCTACATTCCCTTCGCTCATTTATTCTTCCTATACATTTACTAGAGGTGAACAAACTACTTTTGAAATTTGTTTAATTCCACTTACATTCTCTGCAAAACTTCTACACCAAATTTCTTCACTACCAGTATATTTAAATGGTTCTCCTGCAAAAATATGTTGATGCATGATTCCATCATAAACTAATGGGTCATGTCCTACTGGTAATGCTCCAAAATGCACTAGAGTTGTGTCTCCGTATTGTACTTGAATCATACAAGGTCCATTCAAGATTGGGTGTCTAATCCATTCTAAATTTGTTGGATATGCGTATTGTGTTCCTGCCATTTATTTTCCTTTTTAAATTAAATTTTCTTAATTGCTAATCCACATGAAAAGAATGAAGCAGTTGCACTTGTTGCAGATTTCATTCTCATATCAATTACTTGACCAGCAGTTAATGTTACGAAATGTGTTCCACCTACGAAAGCTGGTTTAGTTGCACCTTGACCTTGAAGATAAACTTCTTCACCACTTTGAACTCCATCTACAAAAAGTGTAAATATTAATTCTGATGCTGCCGCTGATGCTACATTAATACTTGGACTAATCTCATAAATTCCATTCAGTCCAATTGTAATATCATCTGTAGTTGCACTTGGTGTGATTGTTCCTCTTGTTACCTGAATCGTATCCATTACTGTAACTTTTGCATAAGCTGTAGTATTTGTTTGTGTTACTGGTGGAGTTGCAATCATTCCAAGATGTGCTAATGGTAAGTTTTCAATTGCTGTAATTTTTGTGTTTACTGATAATAGTTGTGCAGAATCATTAAATGTTTTTGGTGACATTTCTGTAACTGCTGACACTCCTGCGTCCACCTGAACTTGTGATGCAAATGTTGCAACTCCAGCTAATTCTAAAGCTTTCTTAAATAAATTAAGTTTCTTTGTTCTTGTTTCAGCACCTTCTGCGTTTGCAAAATTAAAATCTCCGTATGCCATGTTAATCCTTTTTGTTTGTTATTCTTTGTGTGAGTGGTTGATATCTCTCATCTTTTATTTGATGTTTGATGAATGTTTCATGTTCACCTTTACTTTCTAATTCTGCTTGAATTTCTTTATATACTTTTGGTATATAAAATGATTTTACTTTATCCCAACTTGATTCAGCAATTCCTTCATCTATTGTTTTACTAATAAACTCTGGTTGTACTGTACTGTCTAAGAAATTTACTGCACCTTCTATTGGGCTTATTGTTGAATAGTCCAAATCAGTTTCAACTTGAAATCCATACATTGCAAATGCTAGTGCAAATGTTTTTGCTGGATTCTCTTTTGATAGTTTCATAAGTTGTGGTATAGTTAAAGATGCCCACTTTGCAAATGGAATAATACCATATTTGTCAATCGCTTCAATAAATGCTGGAGCCATTTGATCCATATCTCCGAATAATCCATTTGCCTTTGTTACTGCATCTTTAATATCCATTCCATTATCCATGAAATGTTTAGCTAAAGTATATCTACCTTGTGTATCAATTGCTCCAAATGTTTTAAATGCTTTCTTTCCTATGTAGCTATCTTGTGATAGATAGATTTCCTTTGTAGGTTTGTCTAATTTTCCACCAAATATATCACTAGCAATTTGTCCTAAAAGAGTTGAATCGTCTCCAGCTACTTCTAATTTATTAATTGCTAGTCCTTCTTTTTCCATTTGATATAGTAATGAATTATCTAATTCTTTTTGTAGTTTTGAGAAATCTTTTCCAGTTGCTTGTAATGTTGCTATCTCGGCAATTAGTTTATCTGTCTTTGAAATTTCTGACAAAGCTTCTTTTTGATACTTGATTAGTTTAGCTGGATTAATTCCTGCCATACTTCCAAGCATCTGATTAACCAATGTTGCATTCAGATATGACTTTGGATTTTTCAGAATAATATTTTGTTTAAAGTGAAGTATCGTGTTTTTTAATAATCTATCCGCTACTTTACCAACTTGACTTTCTCCATTATATAATCTTACTTCTGGTCTACCTAAAATTCTTTTATCGTATGCTTCTAAAACATATCTTCCAGCTAATGAATCTCCAACTACTTTTGGCATTCTACTTGCTTCTGCTTCTGTAATCTTTCTATATCCCTCTTTTGCTACTTGTGAGAATAATTCATTTTCTTTTACTAGTTCATCTATAATGTTTTTAGATATAAGTTTTTGTACTTCTTTTGCATCTATTGATTGTGTTGTAGCAGTTAAAATTTCATTGAAGTCATGTGAACGTCCAGCTTTGTCTTTTAACTCTGCATCTGCTACTCTTCTAAAATTTCCATCCCTTGTTATTTTCAATCTATTCTTTTCTGCATAATCACTTTTCTCTTCTAATGTTTTAAATTCTCCAGTAGGAAATTCTGATTGCCAACTACCAACTTTCTTTCTTTCAAGTGTTGATGGTATCGCTCCAGCTTCAAGTTTTGATTCTGCATCATATTTAACTTTATCTCCATCTATTTTTTTTGTTCCAGAATAAACTTCTGATACAAATCCCTTTACCATATTCTCTGGATTAGTGTGAAATTCCTTAGCTGATCTCTCTTTATTATTTCCAATTATCTCCATTACATATTTGAAGTTATCTGAGTCTCTAACTCTATCTAATTCTTTCCATGATTGTGGTGTCATTGCTTTAATTGAAATCATCTTGTCAATTACTATTTCCATTTCTCTTGGCAGGTTCAATTCTTCTACAATTGCTCTTGCATTATTTCTAAAGAATCCAACTTGTTCAGATGCTTCTCCAAGTGCTTTCGCTCCTTGATCTATATACTTCTTTGCCATCTGATATATGTTATCATGTGATTTCATAAAGTCTTCTGCTTCTTTTGCTGTCTTCATTTCTTTGATAGCATGATAGTCAGTTTTTAAGAATGAGTCAGTCCATGTTTTACGTTCTTCTTTTGTCAGTTTAGAGTCAAGATTCTTTTTTAGTTCTTCTGCTCTCTTTGCAACTTGTGTTTCATTATGCTTTCTAAAGGCTAATAGTGATTGAAAATCTCTTGTCAATTTACTATCTGAAACTTGATCTTTGAAATATGCTTTTACTTTATCAATGTTCTTTTTGAACTCTGATTTTGGTTGAATTGGTTTTCTTGCTTCTTCAACAATGCTCTTTGCTAATGCTTCATCGTGAGTCAATATTTTACCAGCTTCCCATGATTTAACTTTACGTTGAATTTGCTCATAGTTTTTACCTACTGATTTTAAAGATTGTCTGTTTTCTCTATTGAGTTTTCTAGCTTCTTTAATTCCTTTAGCAATTTCATCACGTAAAATTTCATTATAAGTTTTTGTTTCAGCACCAATCTTTTTACCTGATTCTGTAAAGTGAACTCTGTTCCCAGTTATCTTTCCAATCATTGTTGGATTAGATTCTAATCTTGCTCTTGCTTCATCGAATATTTCTCTTTGAGCTTTATCCCAAGCTTGTGCATTAACTTCTTTTGGAGGTTTAATTTCATTTGCTTTTTTGTATATTGGATATTGATGTGCTAATGCAACTTGTCTTTCAAATACATCATCACCTGATTTAGCTACACTAATATCTTTATTATACATTGCTTCATTGATCAATTTCTTTACAAGTGAATTAGAATCTCCACCTCTAACATTATCTTTAGCCATGAATTCTTTTACAATTTGAACTGGTGTTTTTCTACTTCCAATTTCTTCTGGTCGTTTAGTTGCTTTTACAACTTCTCCAGCTACTTCTTCTTTTACTAGAGAAACTCCCTCTTTTGCAGATTGTCTAATTGCATCACTTGATAGATCACCTTTTTTAAGTGCTTTTCCTTCGTATCCTAATGATTGCATTATTTGATGAAGTATGTCACTATCATTAATCATAGCCATTGCTTCACCATATTTCTCTTGAACGAATTCATCTGTTTTTCCAGCAGGAGTTGAGAAAGCATCATGTTTTGAACCAATACCATGTTTTGCTAATCTTCCAGCTATAAATGCATCTAATGATTGAATGATTGCTGGTAGAATTGCAGAACTCATATTGTCTACATCTTCTGTTGCAACTTTGATACTGAAATCATTTCCTTTTATTCTGTAGGAACCATCTTTATTCTTTGTTAAATCTAATTTAACTTTAAATCCATCTGGTAATTCAAATTCAATCTTTCCATTACCTTTTAAGAATTGTTCTTTGATTAGGTTTTTCATTTCTACCATTTCTGGTGAAAGTTTATCGAATGCTTTGAAATATGAATCCAAAAACTTTTCAGCTTCTTGTCTAGTTACTTCACGAGAGTATAATAGTCTGTTTTCTTTGCTATTATCTTTTGATCTAGCAATTATTCCATTTATTAACCCTCTTCTGCCTTGACCATAATTCTCTGTCATGAACATTGGTTTTACAGTATCTTTATTCGATTTAATTGGAAACTCAGATGGTAATTCTTTACCTATTGTCTCAGCTACAACATCACGAATATCTACTGCTTTACCATTCTTTCCGAGAATATTATCAAGTCCAGCAGTTTTAACCATTGCTCCTAATTTTTTAAGTCCTAGTAGAACTGCTGTAATTTGAGCCATGCTATTAGATACATCTTGAAATGTTTGTTTATACTGAATGTCTTGAGGTTTTTGTTTCCATTGAATACCTAATTGTTTCTGCTGATAATCTCTTACTTTTTTATTTGCAAATTCTTTTGCTTCTTTTCTTAGTTGCTCTTTATCTGCGTTCTTTCCAATAGGTGCTTTCTGATTCGCTATCTCTTTATGAGATAGAATCTTAGCATCAATGTCTTTTACTTCTTGTTCACTTAGTAGTCTACGTCCAAAGTCGTCTCTTGGAATTACTTTTGTTCTTTCATATTTCTGAATAGTTTTAATTCTTTGAGTATTTGATCTTTCAGATTGTTTTATTTCAGCAGTTTCTTTTTCTTCAATAAACTTCTTAGCTTTTTCACTTAAAGGTTTTCCTGATCTAGGTTTAATTTCTTCTGCATATTTGATAGATGGTACTTCTGTTTTTACGCCAATCTCTTCATATTTTGCTTGAATACTTTTTACATAACTATCAGCTTCTTCTTGTGATTTAAACTTTGTCTCAGATGATCTACTTTGTTGTTCTTGAATACGTCTCATTTCTCTGAATTGTAATTCTTCTGCTGTAATATCATCACTCTTGAATTGATTTAAATCTCGTCTCATATCTTGCAAGTCTTCTATTTTAGCAATTTCATCTCTATATTGTTTTCTGGTTCTCTTGTCTATTTTTGTTTCATCAAATGTTCGACCTCTCTCACCTTCTTTTCGTATTAGTTCTGCTTTTGCTTTTTTAGCTTCGTTTGCAAGTTCTATACCTCTTGATTTAATTGTATTCACAATCTTCTCTGGATTTTCAATAGCTTGTCTTACGAAATCTACTTTATCTCTTCTGGACTTTACTGAGTGTTCAAATTCTGCTTTACTTTCAAGTTCTCTCTCTTTTAGTAATGAATCTTTAATATCAAATTGTTTTAGAAATGATTCTTCTGCTTTTGTTTTAATTTCATCTGATGCTTCTCTTGCGAATACTTTACGTTTCAGTAAATCTTCTACTTCCGCTTGTGCTTCATTTCTAATTTCTTTTGATAGTGATTTATCTTTTACTATCTGTAAATATTGATCTCTTTCAAATCTTATTTCATCTGCTTTAATTTGTTCTGGTGACTTTTGACTATGAGGTTTATAATTAGCTTGTGTCTCTCCATATCTATCTGCTAGACTTTGCTCATGCTTATATAAATCCATTCGTCTACTAACTTCTTCTTTTGCTGACTTAACTTCTGGTTTCACTCTTTCTTTTAGAGTAGCCATTGAAGTATTGTCACCTTGAATACTTAGTTCATTGTCTGCATAGAATCTTCCAGATGAATCTTTTTCATAAGCAGTTCTATATGGTTTGTTTTCTGTATTAGTTTCTTTCTGATTAGTTAAAGGTTTTCCTTCTTTTGCTTTAGGGTTTAAAACATCATATTCTATTTCCTTTAAATTTTTTAATGATTCACTAACTTCTGGTGATTTTTGTTCTACACCTTGTTTTGTTCTAACATTACTTATCTCGGATTTTTTTCCTTTTACTTCTACTTTTTCTGGAATCTTAGCAACATCTTTTACTTCTTCTTTTTGAGTTTCTCTTTGTTTTGCTAATGTATATTCTTTTAATGCACTTCTAGCTTCTGGATAAGTTTGTAATATTGCTTCTTTTGCTTTATTATCTCCAGCTTCAAATGCTTCACCAATAGTTTTACCTAATGCTGGATTCTTTGTAAGTCCACCTACTATACCTCCAACTACTCCACCAACTCCAGTTGCTAACAATGGACTAGCTTCTAGTCCTTCTTTTATTCCAGATTGCTCTTTTATCTTTTCATATCCACCAGTTATTAATGCTCCACTACCAGCACCAGCTAATATATTCTTAACTGTATTTGCTGATTTCAGAATTCTTCCTACTGGCAATGCAAACTCAGGTGCTATTTCTCCAAACTCTGATGCTATTCCTTTTTTATCTGTCATAGCTTGAGTTAATGCCTTAGCTGATCTTTCGTTTATTATTCGTCCAGATTCATTCCCTACTAAACTATTTAATCCACCAGATAATTTATTGATACCAACTCCAGCTCCTAATATAGCATCTGTTGTTCCTTCTAAGATTGCTTTTCTTGTATTCATTAATACATCTAGTGGATTGTCTGTTTTTTGTTTATTTCCTCTTGTATCAATGTCTGAAAATCCAGTTCTGATCTTTAAACCATCCCAAACTTTCTCTGCATAACTTTGTTGATCTGGTGCAAGTAATTGTTTTACTTTTGTCATAGCTTCTTTAGCTAGTGGGTCTGTTCTATATATTTCAGTTCCACCAGCTTGTAGATTCGATTGTTGTGCTTGTCCAAATGATAATGCTTGTTTATCTATTGCTCCAGCATTACCATGAAGTAATCTTTCTGCTTTTGACACATCTTTCATTGGTCGTTGATAATCAACTACCCAATTTTCTTGCATTCCAATATCTTTATTGTATCTAGTCCAAGCACTATCTCCAGCTTTACCATACTTGATTTCTCCAGTTGTTGGATTTCTCAATTTGTATAGTATTCCATCTGATTCTTCTTTTGATGTTGCAGTAAGGTCTGTTAATTTCTCATTTAGTTCACTTTGTGATAATGTGTTAAATGTTTTATTTTCTGTAGATTGTCTTTTACCATCTTTTACTATAGTAGATGGTTGAAGCATTGAACCAAACTTTTCTGCTCCCAAATCTCTTATTGTTTCACCAACTGGATTCCATAATGCTTTTATACTCTCAATAGGACTAGACTCAATCTTTCTAACTGGTTTCATTCCTACTGGAACAAAGTCAGTTGTTGTAAATCTATCAGCTAATCCTATTGTGTTTGGTTCTTTGAATCTGTCATTCAATCCCATTTTTATTTCCTTTTATTTTAAGCCAAGATGCTCCCTGAGTTCTCTTATTGTTGTAGGTTTCCCTTTGAATAAAAGTTTTTGTGGACTTGCTATATATTTTTTACCATCGTTTCCGTACTTATATGTTTCTGGTACTGCTTGTATGTCTCCAGTTTTGTACATTTCTTCTAGTGCAAGTTTACCTTTCCCAGTTGAATTGTCCCACATCTTTCGTATCTCACCAGTAAGTTTATTTTTTCCACTAGCTCCACTACCTGAACTGTCTCCACTTCCATCTTTAACTAATGCTTTTACTCCAGTATTTACTGGTTGTCCTGCTGAATTTATTTTATATATATATCCATCTTCACCAATATTTGTTGATACTTGACCTTGTGAAGTTATATTTTGACCTCTAGCAGTTAGTCCCTCCGTTGCTTTATTTGATCTAACTTTCTCTGCGTATTCTTTTCCAAACTTATCTACATTGAATGTGTATTCTCTATCATCTTGAAGTTTCTTCTGTTCTGCTAATGTCTTTTCTGCTAATGCTTTTGCAGTTGCAGTTTTCTCATGTTCTCCACCAAGAAATTGTTCACCACCTAACCTCTCAGATGTTGTAAATTTACGTTGATCTTCTTTTCCAGTTCTTTGTAATAACTGATCTACTTGTGCTTGACCTTCTGGTGTTAGTGTACCTCCAGCTTCTTGCAATAGTCTTGCTTGGGTTTGAGCTTCGTTCAATCCCTCCAATCCACCTCTTGCAATCAGGTCATTAACGGTATTTGTTCTACTTGTCTTTCCAATATTACCAAATGCGTTTAAAGCATCATTCATAGTATTTTGTTTCATCTGCATTAAATTATTAATACCTCCCTGAGAAGTTGTTGGACTACCTAAGTCCATTCCTCTCAGAAAAGCAGTTTGTGGATTAAATTGCATTGCCATTAAAATACCAACTTTTGTCTACGTTGATCTGCACTCTTGTCTCTATTGTAAGCATCTTGGCTCATTGCCATTTGCTGGTCTTGAATACGTTTTGCTTGGTTTATTGCTTTTCCTTGGTTGTAAGCATTATATCCACCTAAACCAACTTTTGCAATATTTTGTGTTTGATCTCCTAATAAAGATTTTCCAAAACCTCCAAGTTGTTCAAACATTCCAGTTTGTGGTATTGCATTCATTGATGCTTGTCCTACCATACCTTCTCCGAAACCTGCCATATTGGCTGGTAAGAATTGAGTTCCCAATTGTTGAAATGCTTGATCTACTCCAAGTCCAGCAGTTTGACTTCCGATCATATTTGGTAGCGTACCAGCTAATGCTTGATCTGCTCCTTGAGTTGCTAGAGTGTCTGTAATTGTTGGTATCATTGCTTCACCAATTCCCTGAGTTGTTGCCTCAGTTAATGCTGGTGCTACTGCTGAACCAAATAATGATTCCCACATATTTTGTCCTTTGTTTTATTCTAGGTCTTCGTCTACTACTTCTACAATATATTTAGGAACTAGTCGTGTCAAATGAGCACCTTTATTTCCATTATCCGTTATATAGTTTGCATCATAATAGTGTTCTGCTTCACCTAAATTTTTTAAATATTTAACCACTAGTTTTGGTAGTGATACAATTTCATTAGGATGGAATTCTACTGTAAATAGATTAATTGAACAAAAGATTGAAGTCTTCTGATTATGAATTGCAGTTGGATGAACTCTTACTTTGATGTATTCACCAAGAGTTTTATGAACTCTTTTACCATCTTTAATAATTACTTTACCACCAGAGTTTTCTTTCTTTGTTGCATATCGTCCAGATTCAATAATCTTTTCTTCTAATGTTTTGTTAGTATCAGTTTCTAAAAACTCTACTTCTAAATCTTTACAAATATTTTGTAATTCCTCTTTATTCATTGAACCTAATGGTTTTTTTGTCATGTCTGTTGTTGTTGCCAAATTGTTTCCTTGTTTAGTTTATTTTGTTCTCCATTAGAGAACAGAGAACAAAAGTTCCCTATCCCTTAGAAGCTATTAGACTGTGTAGTCGTAATAGTGTTTAGCTGTTGTATCTTCAATAGATGCTACTGATTCTGTACGAATCAACCATGCTTCATTTAGAATTGCACAACCAGTAATTGCTTTCCAACCGATAGTACCAAATTGGTCTAGTGGGTCAGATGCACCAGCAGAACCAAGTGGTTTTACTTTAGTTTGGATACCTTGTTTACCACGAAGAGTTACAGTTGCATAAGCATTTTCACCCATCCAGTAACCTAGATATACATTCTGGTTAAAAGTATCAGTTCCAACTTGAACTACTGGAGCATTGTTTGTAGATTCGATAACACGGAAATCTCCGATAGAACCTACTTCATTTTCGATAGCTTTACCGTAGTCAGCATAAGTTTCTACGTTCTTCCATCCAGTCAATCCACGAAGGTCTTCAGTTTGCTCTGGAGCAACGATACCCATGAATGCTGAACGAATTGGTTGAGTTCCAACATTAGTTGTACCAGTGATTACTTTTTTAAATTTAGTAGCACCTTGGTTTTTCAATTTAATCTGCATGATTTTAATATCATTCTCAGTTACGATTTTATTACCATCTACTACTGATAGACGAGTTGTTCCACCATCAGCATAAACTACGTTAGTACCTCCACGAAGAACGTCTCTACGAATTGTGTCAATTGTCAAAGATGCTTGATCTCCTAGAATGTCCAAGAATGAAGCAGTAATATTGTCCAAGTCGTACAGATCGAGTTCATCTGAATATTTAATATAATCTCCATAGTGTCCTACTGAGTACGTAACTTCTTCACGTACAATTTTATTTTCTGCTTTAATATTTGAACCATTGTATTCTGCCAAAGGTGTAGTTGCTGGCAAAATGTTTTTGTAACGATAAGCAAATGCTGTCTTAGTATTTGAACCTGCTGGGATTGATTTAGTTTGACCAAACATATCGAATACTTGTGTAGCTACTACACGAGATAATAGTTTGCGATCATATACCGCTAAGATTTTTGCTGAAAGTTTCCCTGATGTTCCTTGAACTGCCATGTTTGTTTCCTTTTGTTTATTAGAGCTTTACCTGATTAAAATTTGTCAGGCTAGCTATTTTTGAGATTGCTCCTGACTATTTACCCAATTCGGTCTTATTGACATTGCCGAGTTTTATTTTAATTTCGATAAGTCTAACTTGTCAAATTCTTCATCTGACATATCCCAAATATCTTTATCTGATGTACTTTGAGTTTGGTGATTATTTCCCTTACCTGAAGAAGCTCTCTTCCGTAATTCTTTTTCTCTTTCACCAACTTCTCTTTTTTTCTCAGGTTCTTGTTTTTGTTGAGACAATGCAAATCCTATTTTATTATAGTTTTCTAAGAATGTTCCACCATTTACAATTTGTGAATTGATAGCTAGTGGAATTACTTTTTGAGCAATACCTGATTTAATATGATTCGAGAATGCTTTTAAATCTTTTGCATTACTTGTAATTTCATCCATGAAGTCTTTTGGTAATGTTCCAGAAATCTTTCTGAAATCATTTGCATGAGTTTCATCTTTTAAGATTTCATCTGCTACTACATCTACTTCACTTTGTTGATGATATTCTTTTTGTTGTTTATATGACTCTGCCATTTCGTTTTCAACATCAAGAATATCAACTCCAGCTCTCTTTGCAATTAATGCAATTGCTTCTTTTGAACCAGCTTTAGCTTCTGCAATAAGTTTTAGATCATCTGCTGATAGTCCAGCTTGACTGATGATACTTTTTTCTTCTACATACCTTTCTGGTTCTTTATTGAATGAAGATGCTCCAGCTTTAATATAAGCTAACATTTCCTCTTTAGATGAGATTATTACTTTATGTCCAGATACTTCAACTTCAATTGGTTCGAAATCTAACTTTGATTCTTCTTCATTGTCTCCTTGATGTTCGTCCTCATTTCCGTCTCCACCAGTCCCAGTGTCGTCTTCTTCCGAGTCTTCATCTGATTCTCCATCTTCGTCATTCTCATTTCCAGTTTCAGAATCTTTTCCAAGATCATCTTCTCCATCATCATCTTCTTGTTCCTTTAATGCTTCTTCTAATAGTCTTTGAGTTTCTTCTTCGAATTCATCCATGTATTATCCTCCTTGTTTCTTATTTGTTTGTCTAGCTTTTGTCATAACTTCTACTGGTTTTAATGCAGTTTCTACTTGATGACTTTGAGCTTTAGCATATTTCTCTTCTGTCTGTGCTGTCTTATATTGTACAGTTGCCTGAGCATCTGCTTGATTCAATGTAGACTGTGTTTGCATTTGTTGAATTTCTGCTCTTAGTTTTTCATTTTCTAGTTGTTTGTTTTCTAATTCTAGTTGTTGCATTTGTATTGCTATTGGATTTGGTTCTGGTTTGTAATTTCTAATCTCTTCTGCTTTTTCATACATATCGAATAGTTCAAACATTTCTGCTGTCAAAGCTGATATTGTATCAGGTGGAGTTTGTTCTCCTAAAGTTTTTGATTGTTGCATCAACATATTTAGTTGTTGTGTTCTCATTGTTCTAGTTGCTTCTGTTCCTACTTTTACAGTTGTCTGTACAAACTTTGCATCTTCAAATGCGAAGTAATCTATTGCATCTTTCTCTGTAAACATTCCTTCTATTTGCTCATTAGTTAAAAATACTTCTGCCATACTTAACCATTCTTTTAATGATTTACCTAATACATTAGAAATATTTCTTACAGTCCCTGCAATTCTTTGTTGTGACATTGTAAGTTGTGATGGATTGTCTTCGCTATTATCTTTGCTTGTGAATGAATTATATCCAGTATTTCCAGTCAAATCTTTTGTCTCTTGATTTATCATTTCCATTACTGTAAATAAACTTGGTGGTAAATTATTATAACTACCATCAGTTATTGAATCTGGTTTATTAACAACAATGTGTCTTTCACCATTTCTTAACCTCTTAAAGTTTACATAGTCTAATGCTCCACGTTGAACAAATTTTTGTCCATTGTTTGCTAAAGACATATTATCTAAGATTCCTCTCATTATTCCAGATTTAACTTTCTGATTATCTCCAATGAAATATGCTAAAGCATTACCCCATAATGAAAATGGTCTTGCTGAATATACTCCTCTTTCAAAAGGAATCTTATTACTTGGATATGGATTCTCTCCTATATACAAATTACAACTTTCCTTTTCTGACCAAGTTGCTACAATAGGTTCTGCAATCTTATCTCCATCCAAATCATAGAATCCCCAATATTCAAGTATTGCTACTTTCTTTCTTGTTACATCTTTTGGTTGGTATGTTGAATCATATCCATAGTTTCTATCATCAGAATCTCTAACTTGACCTAATGTTGTATCTTCTTTTTCTGATGATTGTATCTTCGATTCTAATCTGCTAATCTTCTTTTCATCATATATTCCAGCTTCTCTTAGTTCTGATATTGTCATGTATTTCTTATAAATAATGAATCTACATTCCTCCATCGTTCTTGCACTTGGGTCTGGAAATATATGTTCATTTCTACATATTTCAAGAGTTGGCATATTTCTTACCATTTCAGTCTCTTCATATTTTACTCTATACGAACCATCACTGTTTTGTTTAATATCAGTTGGTTCTCTTTCATCTACTAATAAATCATCCATTTCTACTTTTGGTTTTACTTCTAATTTTTTAGTTTCTGAAAAGTCCCATCCAGTTCTTACCCATACAGTTCCTTCTCTCAGAAGAACATCTGAAAGCTTATCCATAAAGTCTTCTCTGTCAAATTCTCCTGCAAATTGACCATTCAAATACTTTTGCATTATTCTTGATCTATTTTCATTCTTGCTTGTCTTTAGTCTTATTGGATTTGAAGTTGAAGTAAATGGTTCCATGATTGCAGGTTTCTGCCATTCAATTTGTTTTGCAATTTCTTTCATTACAATTTGAGATTTTTGTTTATTTTCTCCACCAAATTTTTCACCATAATAAATATCATTCCATTCTACTATTAAGTTATCAATTATTGTCTTAGCTTCTTTTGCTTTCTTATAATCATATCTTAAATTTTCAAATGCTTCTGATTCTCTTTGTTCTTCACTTTCTTCTTCTTCACTTTCTAAGTCTTCATCATCTTCGTCATAATCTAACATTCTATTCCTTTACACAATTGTTGTTCCTATTACAGTTGCAGATAAATCTGAATATAGACTTCCGCTGAAAGCTTTTACATTGTAAGCATATTTTGTTATTGATAATAATCCAGTATCTGTTATATTCAAACTTCCAGTTGATGCAATTTGAATTCCATCACGATATACTGCATATAAAGTAACTCCTTGTACTGGAAGCCAAGATACTAATAATGAATCTACTGTTGCATTTGTTACAATCAATCCAGTTGGTACTGCAATAGTTGGAGTTGGAGCTGGACAAGTATTTCCATTCACTTGAACTACTCTTGTTTCAAGATTGTGCATTTTTTCTTTCAAATCATTAATTGCTGTTTGAGCTGAATCACTATTTGCATTTACTGCAAATGAAGCTAAGTCAGATTGTTTTTCAACAATTGTTTTCAATAACTCATCATCATAGTATTGTCGTTTTCTCTCAATCTCACTAGCTTGATTATCTTTAATTGGAACATCATGTTCTAGTGTAATTAACTCTCTTGCATTATTTGAAGCTAATTGTTCAAACTGAGGTATGATTTGCATTACTGTTTGTGACAGTAATTCAGATTTCTTTTCAGTTGTTAGTCCATAAACTTCAAACTCTTCTAACATTCTGTTTATCATTTTCTGATATATAGAATCTTGTCCAGTCATTTCTTTTGATATGTCTTTGTAATATAAAAGGTATAGTGTTTTGTATTCTGCTACTATTGCCATTGTTCCTCCTATTTTAATTTAAACTGTGATTTCATAGCACTGTCTATTTGTTTTCTTTCTTGCTTGAACTTATACAATGGGTCTTGAAGAAAAGCTTTAAATTCTTCTCTCTCATTGGATTGTCCTTTGTTATTAAACTTTGCTTCTTTCTCATCTTGTTCAGCTTCTTGTTTTTTCTTCTCTTGTAATAATTCTTGATTTTTTCTTTTCTCTGCTTGGAACTTTTCGTTTTCTTTTCTTTTATCTTCTGCTTTATTGTGTTCTCTTCCTAATGCAAAAGCAGTTGATATCGCTACACTTGTTCCTAAGTATGTTGCCCAAGCTCCTATCGAAGCTCCACCAGTAGGAGCGGCTAATAAAGCTACACCTACTGCTACTACAACTTGTGCTATTATGTCAAACATTTCTCTTTCAGTTAAATCACTTCCGAATATTTGATTTACAAACCAAGTTATTATTACTAGCGTTATATATAAAAATGGAACTGTTTTTATTATTTGGAATGCTGTATTTAATATCAATCCGAATAGTCCACCTATGAAATTCATAAATCCACCAAAGAAACCTCCACCACTACTACTTTGTATAAAATTTACATCAAAATAATTTGATAGATAATATCCAATTTCATCAAGTGTTAATTTATTAAAAGCTTTTACATCTATGTATGCACCCAATACTTGGTATCCAGAATCCCTGAAAAGGAATTCATCTCCACCCTGCACTGTTATTCTTTTTTGTAAAGGTGAATCCAATGCTCTAGATGTGTAATGAGTATAACTCCAAAATGCAGTAGAATATAATTGTGTTGATTTGTCTATTGACACAGTTGTTGATGTTGCTGGTATTGTTGTTCCTTTTTTACAAGATGCTTTTTGTTTTCTTGAACCTTGTTCTGTACATAACTTTGTGTATCTATTCCAATGAAAATCATTTGCATCTAATATGAAAGCATTTTTAATATGTGCATTGTATACTTCTGTTCCAATTGCTGATATATATGTTTTAGTTTCTATTGGTATATCATTTGTTAATCTATATCGTGATACAGAATATGATATTTCTCCTATTTTAGTTGAAGATAATCTATCCATAAAATCTATTCCAGAATATGCAATCATTGATTGTACTGCATATTTTAAATCAGCTGATATTAAATTAGTTACGTCTACAGTTCCAGATTTGAATCTTATTGCATTACCGTGTATTGATGATGCTGACTTATTCATATAATCTGGTAGAACTACATACTTTCCACCACTACTCCAAGAGTTACTTGTGAACCCATTAAAGAATTGTCCATTAGGTAATCTCACTCCGAAAATACTTTCTCTAGTATTATATACTCTTGATGCTTCAGTTGTATAAATATCACTTCTATATCTTTGTAATTCATAGTCTACTTCTATTGTATCTATTCCTACTAAATCAGCTTTCATGTTTTCTAAGTATTTTTTGAATCTTTCTTTTGATAATTCATCTTTTGCAATCCATCTTTGTAAAACACCATCTAGTCCATCTTGTGATGCTGAAGCATTTAATTCTTTTAGTCCAGTATCATCAATTCCAATTAGTCTCATAACTTCTGCCATGTGATAACCTACAGTATCTTTATTAAAGAAATTTCCAGAGTTACCTCTTAATTGCATTGGCATATAATATTCTTTTCCATCTATCATTGATATTAGACCAGCTTTTTTCATATGCATATGAAACTTACCTTTATACATTCCAGTTACAATTGCATTAGCTATTTTTATATTCCTCATATCATTAGATAAATCTTTTGATATGTTGAATTTTGGCAAGAAGTTATCTGCCATTAGTTAATCCTTAATCTAGCTTCTTCTCGTAGTTTTTTAATATTCTCTGGAATTTTTTTTCCAGTTTCAATTTCTCGTGATATATACCAATCTGTATCTTTTAAAAAAGTTAATGACTCATCTTTAATTTTGTTATTAATTTCTTTCAACTTTTGAGTTGAGATAGCTTCTAGTAGTACTTGTGGCTCTGAACCAACTGTGTACTCAATCATATCCACCTCTACTTTAACAGTAGAGATTACTGGATAGCCATTATTTAGTTTGTAATATTGTGTCATTAGTTCTTACCTCCTGTAATTATAAAACTAGTCCTACCGTTTATAAGTGTTCCTGCTGTTGCCGCAATTGCTATTGTCACCTTATTTAGAACACGAGTTGATTTGTTATATTCTGTACTAAATGCCCCAGCTATCCAATCCCCTCCATTTATAACTTCATAATTTAAGTTATCCATAGAAGTCTCAAAAAAAACATCACATAGTCCCGTAGCAGTTCTTACAGCTGTTTTGACATTAAAACCTCCAATGACTGTTACAGGTGTTGTGGTAATATCAATAGTCCCCATACAAGTTATTGCATTTTTTCCTTGATACTCATTAGCTTTGATTATATCTTTATACTCAATCTTAGGCAGTTGTTCTACATACGTTGGTTGTCCACCAGCATCCGCATAGACGATAGCATCTAGGTAGTTTCTACTATTTGTGATAGGAGTAGCACCTGAAATATCTACTGAACCATCATTGTTAATTGGGAATATTGCATAGTTGTCCCATGTTGATATAGCTCCTGCAGTAGAATAATTAGTAAGTGATATATAAGTTGTTGTAGTACCTGCAACAAAATCTATTATGGCACTATATGGTGCGGATAATGTCGAGGAGTATGTAAAGTATTCATACCCAACACCAACTCCAGATATTCCTGATCCTACTCTAATATTGCCACCAGCAGATGCTGACGTCAATGACACCATTAATCTATATTTCTTACCAACTACTGTTGTTTCAACTCTTCTAGCAGCTCCATAAGTAGCACCGTTATTTAGAATCTTCAATTCTCCATTAACTGAACTAATTGTGGATACTGCTCCCCCTAAAAGTTCTGACGCTATCCAATTTGTAGTAGCCTCCATAGTATCACTAAAGATACTTGGGTTTAGATACCACTTATTAGATTTTACATCAAAGTAGTCCCCAAATCCATTATAACTACCATATTTAGGGCTATGTTGTTGTACTCCATAGGCACCAGTCTTATCACTCCATACATAGTTCTTACCTAGTGCTAGAGTTAGTCCTGATACTGTTTCATTCTTAGTAAGTGTACTTACTAGAGTACCATTGGCATCAATACCATTAGCATAAGGAATGATTGCATTGAGGTTTAGGTTTGAGGTATCCGTAGCTCTATTGTAAGAAGCTGGACTTGCATAGTTCACTAATGCATTAGCTGTGATTGTTATTTCTGCCGCTGATGTATTAGCTAGTAAGTCTTTTGTGTTACCTCTTGTAAAATCAACAATGTTCCAATCGCCAGTAGTAAGAGTCGTCTTATTCATTTCCCACATTACTTGTGATTGACTATTGTTTGTATGTACTTGTATACGTAGGATTCCATTGCCATCTACAAAAGTGTTGTAGTTACCAATAAGTGTATTAGCTTTATCAAAATATGAGTTAGCCCAACCGTACATAATGTATTGGTTTGTAGATGTATTTGAGTTTACATCAGATGATGATAAAATGCTCGTAGTATCATTTAGACTTGATATAACATTAGCACTTGCTCCTTCTGCGTTAGTTGCGTTTAAATACATTCCAGAGTTTTCTTTATATATTGCATTCCAGTTTGCTATAGCACTTAAATTCTTAGTAGTCACAAAGCCTAATTTCCTACCCAAGTGATGAGGAATCTCATGTCCAGCTAGTCCACTACCTTCATATTTAACCATAGTAAATCCAGTGAATGGATTGTAGTGACACGTATAGGCTTTACCATGATTTGTAGTACCAGTGATCTGATGAGTTGTCTGGAAGTTCCATGAAGCGTATGTTGCTAGGTTTGTATTTAATCCCACATCGCTACCTAGTGAGAACCCATTGTTATTAAATGCTGTTAGACTATTTGCCAGTGTTGTCTCAGCTTCCGTTGTGTTTGAGTTAATCTCTTTAGTGACTCCTCTAACCGTATCAAAAAAGAAGTTATTAAGAATAGCACTTCTACTCTTACCCCAAACCAGACCACCAAAAGTTTCAGTAACACTATTACCCCATTGAGTAGCCATATCTACACCAGTTACTACTGCTTGTGTAGTACCATTACCAGTATGAAGTGTTGTACCAAAGCCATTTGTTACTACACTATTTTGTAATGATAGACTTCCACTAAGTAAATGATATGCACTTACTCCTGATAGTGGAATGTGTAATTTATTCTTATTTATTTCATTTGCTGTATGTTGTGTTAATGTCATACTAATAATCCTTCCAATACTACTCCTAATGATTCATCTGTGATTGAACCAGTTAATCCACCTTGTGGCGTAAATTCTGTTTGAATTGAACTTATCTCAAATTTTGGTTTCTTTACATCAATCCAGAAATTTGCTGATGATGGTAATGTAAATTCAAAATAATCTTCTGCATCTGCATCTAAAAAAGTTCCAACTGGTAATGTTCCAACTATGAAAGTTATTGCATAATTCTTTTCTATTCCAGTATCTAATACTGCTGAACCTGCTATCTGTGTTACTAATCTTGAAGTTACAATTTGTGAACCTCTATCAGTTACAAAATCTATTCCAATTGTATTTGCTCCAACTCCTGATGAGTATGCAGTAAAACTTAGTGTTACTTCTTTTCCTGAAAATTGTCCACCATCACCAACTGGCATTCGTACTTTTGAAATTGAAGGTAATGCACTAGCTACGAATCTAAATCCTTTACTAGCTCCCTCAATGTCTGGTACTACTGATAGTTCTCCTCCAGTAGATGACTTTGTCCATGATTGAGCGAATTCTTCGTATGCTCCATCTACTTTTACATAAGTTGATTTATTCTGTACTAATACTGCATAGAATTTAGCACCCATTCCTAGTCCACCAAGAATTACACTTCCACTTGTTTGTAATGGAATTGTTAATACTAAAGATGATGAAGCCATTAATCCAGTTGTTTTATTTAGTACAATCAAATCTTGATCTGTTGCCCAAATTTCATATAAGTCTGTAATGTTGGGAACCATACCAACTGTCAATGAATTAGTAGTTGTACCATCTGTTAGTGCAAATTGTAAACTTCCATTAATAAATAATCTCATATTTCCAACATTACATAATGTTGAGTTTGCTACTAATGATTCTATTTGAACTCTTAATCCAATTGCTGATTTACCATTTGTATAAACTGTTGAGTTTGCAATAGTTGCACCAGTTGTTACACGTACATGATCTGATGCTAAAGTTGGTACTCCAACTACAGTTGTGAATGTTCCATATCCTCTTTCACTTGAACCAAATGCTACATTCGTTAGAATTGGCATTGCTGGTAAGATGTTTTCAAATAATGGATTCTTTACATAGTTGTATCCAATAATTCCTAGTTCAGCATTTGTTTTAAATACTAATCCAGTTTCTCCATTTGATACTACTGGTACTTTCCCTTTCTGTCCAACATAAGTTGATGGTACATCAGTAAGTGCTATAAACGTAGTCGTTGGTGTAATAGGGATTCCTAATGACCAATCTGATGCTCCTAAGTTTACTCCAGTATCTAATTTAACATAGTTCATTGAAGTTGCTTCAACAAAAACAATATCTCCTTTATTTACTGTCAGTGCATACAGATTTATTACTGCTGGTACTGTGTAATCTATTCTCATAGATTGACCTTGTGAACCAATTGGAATTCCAAATTCAAACTGATTTGTTATTGGATTGTAAACTGCACTAGCATTTCCTGCATCACCATTTGGTTGATTAGGTACTGTCGTAATTGGATTCAATACTGAAATTGATTTTATTGATGTATTTTTTGTTGTTACATCTGCTTGAATTAATTCTATATTATTTTCCATTGTAACTATATTTGCATTCATTGTAAAAATACTTGAAAACCAAGCATTAATCTGTGGATATTTTGTATCTCTAATGTCTCTTAAGACACTTATAAATTCTGGTACTAATGCCATAAATCTCCTTTAAATTTTATTTATTTTATACTATAGGACAAGGAGCTATATCAGTTACTATTCCAGTTATAATTCCACAATTATTTGGTACATCACAATTATACAAGTCCATTAGATATTGATCTAACGATTGTGACTGATTAATTTTTGGTACTGATAAGTCTGGGTCTTGACATAATGTTCCAGTTATTCCATTTACTGTAACAACAAAACTATCTCCTAATCCATTTGGTATTGTGCATCCAATTGCTCCAACATCATTTGTTGTTGCTGAATGTGTCATCTTATCTTGAAATTCTACAAACAAATACCATACTTGTTTTTCTATATCTGACATACTTGTTAAACTTCCAGTTGCCATTGCTGACAATACTTTATTTATAAAATCTATATCCCATAAAATACATTGTCCATCAATTGTGTCTATTACATTAAATGGTAACTCTTCTTTATATAATGTTAGCATTTCTTGTGTGTTAGCACCAACATTATTTGGTAATACAACACAACCGCAATTATTATTTAATAGTATAAATAATTCTTCCATACTTTTCCTTTATGGAAACTGACAGAATTTACATGAGTCATTTGTTGTTGTACTCAAAAAAGTTTCTGTTAGTCTGTCATTATTCATGTCTATTTCTCCATGATACATTCCCATTAATGTATTTGCATTTCCTCTTTCAAGTCCTGCCATTACATAATATGCTAAAGCATCAATTAATGCTAAGTCTGTATCTATTTCTGAATCTTCACTTGCTGGTGGTTGTGGCATTCTAATAAACATTGTCTCATCTAATTTTCTTAGTATTGTATATCCTGCTGGAATTTGAACTACTAATCTTAATGGTACTGTCTCTTTTGCTATTAGCTTTAATCCAGTAAATATTCTTTCTTTTAAATCTGTATCAATTGGAAGAGTTGTTCTTGACAAACTTTTTGCCAATAATAGAGGTCTAAATTCACTTAATGTCATTCTTTCTCCTTACCAATATGTTTCTACATATTCATCTTCATAACTATTTTCCCATGAACCATCATATTCTTCTGGCTTATCTCCAGTTGGTATTACTAAGAAATTTGGGTCTAGGAAGTTTGCTAAACAATCTATTCCATCATCATGTGCAGTTGTAGCACCAGTTTTGATATACCCCTTCATTTCATATAATAGTTCTGCCATTGCATCTTGATCTATATCAGTTGGAAAATGTATCTTTTTCATTTTCATCAAAGGTTGTAGTGCAACTATTCTTTGTTCCTTTGATACTATACTATTGTTTTCTAATCCATTTGATTGAAAGTAAACTCCAGTCTTCATCATTCTTTCTTGAATGAAATGATCTAGTACTTGTTGTAAAGATGCTTTTTCTGCTCTAAACTCTAATGGTCTAAACTTTTTAATATGGTCAAATAGTATGTCGATTATCTGTGTTGGGTTTAATCTCCCATGATCTATTTTTACTATAAACCAATGTCCATCTTTGTTTACTCCAATTGTTATTACGAAAGTGTAATCTGCGTGTTGCTTTTTACTTACTGCCATATCCATTGTTGTAAAGAAATGCATCTGATTCATTTGATCTGTTTCTTTTAATTCTCTATAACTATAATTAGTAAAATAATCTTCTGGGAATAATCTCATTTCATCATTTACTACTTCTAGCATTTTCTCTCTAAAGAAGTCACCTTCTGCTCCCATTTCTTTTGCTTCATTATATGCCTTCATAATTCTTTCAGGAGTATGATAATCTTTCCATGATGAAATTATTTCATTCATTGGTACTGGAAACTTATCAGCAATAGGAAACTTAATTGACTTATATGTTTTACTTCTTAGCATTTCACTTAGAAGATCATCATCTGTCATTGGAGTTCCTACTACTATCTTTTTGTTATGAGCTGTATTACAAGCTGGAACTACAGATGAATAATACCATCTTTTTAGTTTTATTCTTTCATCTTTTGAAGTCATAATAGCATCAGTTAGAATATCATCGAAGATCATAAGTTCTGGACGAGTTCCGTCTTTCTTTGTTCCCCTCATTGATTGTCCTGCACCTTTTGCTTGAATATGAAATCTAAGTCCAGCTTCATTTTCAAAACAGATATACTTCTCAGTATCAGCAATTATCTTTCCCGATTTATTCTTCGCTAAGAATACTGTCTGTTGAAGTAGATCACTATTTTCCCAAGTTGATCTTATATCTTTCAATAAGTCTACAGCTTGATCGTAAGTTGCTGAGAAAATTATACAATTCAAAACTCTACCGAAATTAGGAAGTTCTCCAGTTGATGCAATATATAAAGGAAGGAACTTACTTAGAACAGTTGTCTTTGCTCCTTCTCTATGTACCATAGCTTGAACATCTGTACCAGAGTCTTCACCTATTAATTCATCAATCATCATATAGTGCATCTTTGGTGTTTTGAATTCCTCATTTGGTATATTTATATTTACCCATGAAAAGAATTCTAACGATGTTTTCTTTGGCATATATGGAACTGTATAGTCAGGTCTTATAAAGTTTGGATTGTTCGATATATTTACTATATCTCCTTCTCTTCTAGTCGATAAGGACTGCATCTATTACCTGCCCTGATGTTCCAAGCATCTTTCCTTGTGATGCTAATTCTTTCGCTAATGCAACAACCTTATCAATCACTGATGAATCATCACTTTTAACATTCATTTCTATTTCTAGTTTCTGTCTTTCTTGTTTAATGTAAGGTTGTAATGCTTTAGCGGCTTCTGTCTTTTCTCTGAATGAAGCTCTTGAATCTTTTACTATCCCATGAAGAATAGCAATTGTAGATTTAACTTCTGATATATATTCTATACTATCATCAGTCTGCATATATCTAATTAGTTCTTGTATCCACTTTGATCTAAACAAAGTAGTTGAAGAACTTACCGCAAACTCTCTTGTTGTCTTGAATGCTCTTTCGTAAGCTTGAACTTTAGAAACTCCATCGACTACTAGAGAGGCAAATTCAAGTCCAGAATTAAACCTCTCGTCAGTAATTCTATAATGATTCTTTATGCCCTCTAGCCATTTAGCTTCAATGTTTTGTTCTTCTGTTGTTGTTATATCTGAACCCATTTTGCCTCCCGTTTAAATTGTAATATTTATCCTGATTACTTCAGGAGAATACACC